AAACAGACATGAGCGACAAAATCGAAACCCCAGTAGTCGAGGCGGCGGGGATTTTTTGCATCGTATGTCAATGGTTTCTACGGCTCGGCAGAACGGTAAAACGGTTGCGTTGACGGCGTTGGTTGGTTGGTGGCTGACTGAGATGCCTAAGCACCGAGGCACACCGCAAACCGTGTTATCTACAGCCCACCGTCTTGACCTCGCCGTAATGCTCTACGACAAACTTGCCGATATTCTCGAGTTGCGGTTTGGTGCAAAACTCATGCGGTCTTATGGTCGCAACCAAGTCACTATGCCCGACGGGTCAAAGTGGTTTATCCGTGCAGCCAACTCGAGTGTCGGTCACGGTATGTCGTGCGACCTGATCGTTGCCGACGAAATTTGGGATATCGGCTCGACTGTTATTGACGGCGGTTTACTACCAGCCCAGCGCGCACGACGATCACCGTTATTGTCGGCGTGGTCAACGGCAGGGACAGAAGCAAGTACCGCCATGCAACGTTGGCGGGAGCAAGGGTTGCGATCTATTGACCGTGCCGAGCCGTCATCGCTTTATTTTGCTGAGTGGTCGCCGCCACCTGACATATCGCCTATGGATAGTCGCGCGTGGGGTTGGGCAAACCCAGCGTTAGGCAAAACATTGACGCTAAAAACGATTGAGGCTGAGAGTGAGAACCCTGATCGTGCGTCGTTTTTGCGCGCCTCATGCAACCTTTGGGTCGCGTCAGATAAATCGTGGATTGCACCGGGTTTGTGGCCTGAGCTTGAGTACACCGACCCTATGCCCGACGGCGGCACAGTCGCCATAGAAACCAGCCTTACCGACGACCGATATTTTGCTACCCGCGCAATCGTGCTTGACGATCGGCGCACCGTTGTCACCGTCGAGTTTGTTTGCGACACCTACGACGAAATGTTGCGACACGTCGAGCGCCTAGCAAAAAACACGGCAATTAAATTTGCTATCAGTCCGTCAATAGATATTCATTGGCCGTTAGCGCTCGAGCGTCGCAGGGCAGTTGTCGGCTATGGCGAGATACTTAAATTTACGCCGCGCATAAAATCAATGATTAACGAAAAACTACTTTGGCACACGGGCGAAAATATGTTGGCTGAACACGTGCAACGCGCCGTCGCGGTCAGGTCACAAAACAGCATTGCGCTATCAAGCCAGCGATCACCCGGCCCGATTGAGTTGGCTCGATGTTTGGTTTGGTCGGCGGCGCTCGCGTCACGACCAACCGCGACAGGCAAACCGATGATCGTCGTTGCAGGTGGCTAGTATTTTGCTGGGCGGCCGTTAGGTTCTTACTTTCTCGGTTGACGCTTAGCGGTCGCCTATACACAATGACGATTTAGTTTGGTGGCATACTTACCGCATGGGCATTTTTAACCGCACCGTCAGCAAAGCAGCGATATCACCGCAACCAAGTAAAGCAGCCGCGGCTGGTAGCGGATACGTCGGCCAAAATGCGGGCGCAAATTCAATCGGCCAGTATTACAACTATGTTGAAGGCACAGCACGTAATCGTGCAATGAGCGTGCCGACAATAAGTCGAGCGCGCGATCTTATGGCCAGCGTCATCGGTTGCATGAACTTAAAAATGTACACCGAAATGTGGAACGGCGAAGAAATGGAAAAAATGCCATTAGCGCCACGCACTTGGCTACGACGCATAGACCCAACCGTTTACAACGGCCAGATTTTAAGTTGGACATTTGATGATTTATTTTTTTACGGTCGCGCATTTTGGTATATCACCTCACGCACAGCCGACGGTTATCCTGCGTCATTTACTCGACTACCCGCAGCAATGATACAAACACTCGATCAGGCTGGCCCAGTTTGGTTTGCACCGTCAAAACAAATTGTGTTTAACGGCGCTGAACTTGACTACACAAACGTCGTGCAATTCTTGTCACCAATACAAGGCATCACTTATATGTCAGAAACGGCAATCGCTACAGCGTTAAAACTTGAAGCCGCACGATACCGCAACTCAAGCAGCGCAATACCGGCAGGCATTTTGCGTCAGACTGGCGGCGAACCTTTAAGCGCACAAGAGTTGGCCGACCTTGCGGCAGCGTTCAACGCGGCACGTGAAACCAATCAAACCGCAGCACTCAACGAATTTGTTACCTACACCGAAACACTTACCAGCCCTGACAAAATGTTGCTAATTGAAAGCGCCGAATTTCAAGCAATGGAAATGGCACGACTTTGCAACATTCCGCCATACCTTGCGGGCATTAGCGTCGGGTCGTATTCATATCAGTCAAGTGCTGAAAGCCGTATGGATTTGTGGACATTTGGCGTACGTGCTTACGCCGATTGCATCGCTGGCACACTTAGCCAAAACAACGTTCTACCCAACGGCACATACGTCGAATTTGATGTTGAACAATATCTCACCGGCGAATATTCAATGGGTGAAGATCGAGATACACAAACAGAAATTACAGAAAGAGTAGAGTTACCTTCATGATCAGACTTACCCCTTCACAGATCACGGTTGACGCAGCGGCGGCAGAGGGTTTGCCGTCGCGCTCAATCTCAGGCGTAGCCGTCACTTACGACGAGACAGCAACAATTTCTGACGGCACAAAGGTACGGTTTTTGCAAGGGTCGTTGCCAGTCACGGGGCGCGACCCGAAACTTTATATGCAACACGACGCTAATCAGATCGTCGGCAAAGTAACCGAGCGTGTAGACACCCCGCAAGGCATGATGTTTACCGCCAAAATCAGCGCCACTCGACTAGGCGACGAGGCACTTACCCTTGCTAATGACGGCGTTATTGACGCGGTATCGGTCGGCGTAACACCCACAAAATTTAGTTACGACGAGGCAGGCGTGATGATCGTTGAGGCTGCCAACTGGTCGGAATTGTCGCTAGTTAGCGAAGGCGCATTTAGCGGGGCAATTATTGAGCGCGTCGCAGCAAGCGCACCCGACGAACCAGTTGAAACACCAGCCGAGAGTATCCACCAAACCGAGCTAGCAGTAGAGTTAATATCAGAACAAGACACAACAAAGGAAACAGACATGAGCGACAAAATCGAAACCCCAGTAGTCGAGGCGGCAGCCGCAACAGTTGAAAAACTTTGGGCGCAACCAAAACACGAATTCAAGATGCCAACACCGGGCGAATACTTTGCTGCAATGACAATTGGTGGCGACACATTTCGCAAAGTAAACGAAGCATACAAATTTGCTGCCGCTAAAAGTCAATCAGCATTGCAGTTTGCTTTGGCACAAGATTTAACGACTGACACACCGGGTTTGCTTCCGCAGCCGGTTTTGGGCAATATTTTCTTGAATTACAATGCTACTAGACCTGTTGTTTCAGCAATTGGCACTCGAGCAATGCCAAACGGACAAGGTAAATCGTTTACTCGCCCGATCATTACTCAGCACACCGCAGCAGGCGTACAAACTGAAGGCTCAGAAGTAACAAACCAAAAAATGACGCTTAGCGCAAATACGGTTACACGTAGCACCGTTGCAGGTGGCGTGTTTATCTCGCAACAAGACATTGACTTTACAGACCCAGCCGCGCTCAATGCAATTTTGACAGACTTGCAAGGACAGTACCTTAAAGAAACTGACAACATTGCAGCCGATGCTTGCAATACTGCAAAACAGACATCAGGTTTCACATGGACAGTTACAGCAGGTGACCCAACAACACTTATGGCAGCGTTGTACGGTTGCGCGTTTAACATCAGCAACTCGACAAACTTGTTTGCAACACACTTGCTTGTAAGCGTTGACGTGTGGCAAAAACTTGGCGGTCAACTTGACGCAGACAAGCGCCCACTATTCCCAGCAATCGGCGCACCGGGTCTTATCGGTCAAAACACATTGGGCGCAGGTTCGGCCGCATCATGGTCAGGCATGAACCCAATGGGTCTTGAGATCGTTGTTGACGGCAACTTTGCATCAGGCACAATGCTTGTTGTACACGCGCCAGCAATCGAGTTCTACGAACAGCAACGTGGCATCATGCGAGTTAGCGACCCAGCACTTTTGGGCGAGAACTTCTCGTACTACGGTTACTTTGCAACATTCTTTCAAGATGCAGCAGACGCAACCGCAGGCTCACGCTTCGTACAGTCGATCACAGTCGCCTAGTCGTAAGCGGCAAAACCGCTCATGGCAACATACGCAACAGCAAGCAAACAATTAACAGATAACTACGCCTGCATATCCACGCTCGAGCCAACCGACATACAGGTTGGCGACAGCGTAGTTGTAGGCGCGTTAGGCGCACCGTTTAACGGCACGTATACCGTGCTGGCTTGCCCACAATACCGATACACGGGTGTCGACGGCACAACAGGCGAATTTAACTATGACGTGACTATCGCCGTACCAAATCAAATATTGTTTGCTTGCACAGGTGACGACGTTAATTTTGTTGCGATCTACACAGGTCAAATTTCGTTCACACCGACTTGCACGTGGATTACGGCAGCAAACTTGGTTACGTATTTGGGTGTGTCAATTACTAATCCGTCAGATGATTACACGCTGATCACACAGGCCGTAAGCGCTGGCAACCAGTTTTGTAGTCGCCGACGAGCTGAGGCAGGATACAACGACTCATTAAGCACGTCGCCTAGCGGTGATGTCACGCTCGGCACTTTGATGTACAGCGCGGCGTTGTGGCGTTCGCGTGGCTCGCTTGAGAACGTGTTTGCGTCGTTTGACGGCATGGGTACAGCACCCCAACAATCGCTAACCCCGATCGTTAAACAGTTGTTAGGTATTGACCGACCAGCGGTTGCCTGATGCCCGCACCATACACCGATCTATTCAACGAGACGCTAGACGATCTTGCTACGACGCTGACCGCGATCACGTCGTTGCGTGTCGTAACCGACCCAACAAAACTTGTGCCAAATTGTGTGTTTATACAAGCGCCAAGTTTTACAACAATTGCTGGCAACGGCAACATTGTTCGCATGGACTACCCGATTAAAGTTGTCGGCAGCGGCCCAGCAGGGCTACCCGTGTTACGCGAAATATTGCAAATTACCGCAACCGTTTTAGGGTCGGCAATAATCGTCATGTCAGGCAGACCCGGCACACTCGACATAGGCGGGCAAGAATACCCGTGCTACGACCTATCGGTTGGCGTACAAGCACAAACGGCGTAATGCACACCGACAGGCAATCGTTATGGTAAAACTGTAGGTACAAGACAAAAGGATTAACACATGGCAACTAGCACCTATCTATCAAACCCAGTCGTTTTAATCGGTGCGTCAAGCGCAGCGACGACCGACATCACCGACCAAGTATCGGCAGTCACCGTCAACTACGTTGTCGAAGCACTTGAAGACACCGCGTTCGGCTCGACTGCCCGCACCAACACAGCAGGCCTGCAATCAAACAGCGCAACATTGACTTTGTATGCGTCGTACGCAACATCAGAAAGTTACGCAACTTTGTCAGCGCTCGTTGGTACAAAATGCTATATCAAAGTAACTCCAGCGTCAGGCTCAAACACAGCCACTAACCCCGGGTTCGAGTTAACTAACACCTTCTTATCTGCGTTACCCGTCATGAACGCAAACCTTGGCGAATTAGCCGTATATGACATTGAACTTGTGGGCGGCTCGTACACAGTTGACGTAACATGATCTAACGTGCCAATACTGGCCGAGAACAGGAACAGGCAATGCGATTAAAATTAAAAGTTGATCTACAAGACGGCACAGCGCCACTCGAATTAACAACCAATATGTTTGTTATTTGCGAGTGGGAAAAAACCGAGGGTCGCAAAATTAGCGACGGCAAAGGCATCGGCTACACCGATCTAGTTTGCTGGGCGTACAACTTGCTGAAACTTAGCGGCGAAAAAATGCCTGCAACATATCGCGACTGGGTTAAAGCAAACCCGAACATGACGATTGAGGCGATCGACGAGACAGACCCAAACCCTACGGCGTAGGCAGTTACCGACGGCAACTAGCCGAGTTATTAGTTGCAACAGGGTACTGGCCTACGGCAATCGAGTTTGACACGCGCGACCTAATCACAGTCATTACGATATTAAATAAGCAAAAGAGGTAGCGCAATGCCAGCATCAACAACTATTGAGGTCGTCGGGGTTAAACAGACGATCAACTCGTTGCGTAAAATTGACCCGCAGTTGCAAAAAGATTTTAAGGCTGACGCAACCGCGATCGCCCAGCCAGCAATTAACGCAGGCAAAGCCGTTTACAAAGATTTGCCGTTATCGGGTATGCGTTATGCGTGGACACAAAACGCCCGCAAAATATTCCCGTTTGTACCAAGCAAGGCGGCCAATGGGGTCAAGATGCGGTTTGACACTCGACGTAACGCCGTCGGCGTAATTCTTATAGAACAAAAAGATGTTGCGGCAGCCGTGTTTGAAACGGCAGGGCGCGCAAACGCAAACAAGTTAGGTAATGCGCTTGGGTTTGTTGGCGCTGGTCGCACTCGACTGATCGGGCCTGCCGTGTATAAAGCGCGTCGCAATATCGAAGCAGAGATGACAAAGATGATTGCTAAAACTATGCGTACTGTGCAAAGCGAGTTGTAGACATGGCATTATCTATTCCTATTGTCAGCGAGTTTGACGGCAAGGGCATTGACAAAGCAATTAAAGAATTTAAGCAATTAGAAACCGTCGGCGAAAAAGCACAATTTGCAATCAAGAAAGCAGCGCTACCAGCAGCGGCGGCGTTGACGGCGGTTGCGGGTGCGTTGGGGTTGGCGGCTAAAGCAGCGGCCGAAGATGAGCAACAGCAAGCAATTTTGGCTAACACTATGCAGAACGTGGTCGGTGCTACTGACGCAACGGTCGCAGCAACTGAAAACATGATTGCAGCAATGTCAAGGGCAACGGGCACGGCTGACAGCGAGTTACGGCCAGCGTTTGCCGCGTTATTAACTGGCACTAAAAATGTTGGTGATGCAACGAAAGCATTGGCGCTTGCCCAAGATATTGCGATTGCTACTGGCACAGATTTACAAACCGTCAGCGACGCATTAAGTAAAGCGTATGCAGGCAATATGAAAGGCTTGCAGGCGTTATCGCCTGAAATGAAAGGTCTGATTAAAGAAGGCGCATCGCTCGATGTCGTGATGATGGCATTGTCAGACAATTTTGGTGGCGCGGCAGCGGCATCGGCACAAACAGCAGCAGGGCAATTTAAGATATTAAAAAACAGTTTGGAAGAAACAAAAGAAAGCATTGGTGCAGCGTTGTTGCCGGTGTTGCAAGCGGTGTTACCGTATTTGCAACGGTTGGCTGATTGGGCGCAAAAAAACCCTAAAGCATTTTTATATGTTGCAGGCACGATCGCAGCCGTTACAACTGCGATAACCGCGTTAAATTTTGTGTTGGCGTTAAACCCGTTTGTTGCTATGGCGGCCGCAATAATTGCCGTGTCATCAGCAATGGTTTATTTAGAACAAAAAACTAATGCGTTGTCAAATGCGTGGGGTCGGTTTGGTGCGGTTATTCGACTTGTGCTTGGCCCGTTGTATGACGTGTTTGCGTTGGCTGGCAAATTGGGGTTGATTGACAAAATAAATATGCCAAGTTTTCCAAATACGTCGTACCCTGCCGCGACATCAAATTTGCCCCCGGCGTTACGTTATGCACCTACGCCAATTGCCACGCCGTCAATGCCAACATTGACTACGCCGATCGTTGGTGGCGGTGGCTCGACTGGCGGCGGTGGTGGCGGTGGTGGCGGTGGTGGCGTTGGTGGCGGTGTTGGTGGCGGTGGCGACTTGATGACCATACAAGGCGCGTTGACCGAGTTTGGTATGGCTGAACGTATCGCAGCGCGTAGTAGCGGTGGCGTAACAATAAACGTGACAGGCGGTATGTCAACTAGCGCCGAGATCGGGCAAAGCGTGTTGAACAGTTTGCTGGCCTACCAGCGCACTAACGGGCCACTCGACTTACAGATTGCGTCGTAATGGCAGGTACAGCCGTTGTTGCTAGTGGCAACTATGACTTAGAGATTGACACAGGGTTTATTCAAGACGCATTTTTGCTTGACGACCCAGTACAAGGTTTGTTGGATAACACGACGTATGTGTTAGACGGTACAACAAATTTTGCGAGCGTGCTTGACGGCGTAAACAGCATCACGGTTAAACGTGGGCGACGCGATCAAGGCGACCAATTTAGTGCTGGCACTATGTCGTTTAATATGCTTGACACGGCAGGCATTTTTAACCCGTTTGATACGCAGTCGCCTTACTACGACACACCGCAAGCGCAACCGGGTCTTGCACCTATGCGTCGAGTGCGCTTATCGCGTTACAGTTCGCTCAACGTCAAGGAGTACCTCTTTGTCGGCGTGATTATTAATTTTGACTACAATTTTGCTCTCGGCGGTTTGGACAGCGTTACCGTGTTTTGTGCAGACGATTTCTATTTGCTGGCACAAACATATTTAGACGAATTTAACGTCAATGAAGAATTGTCTAGCGCTCGAGTTACGGCGGTACTTGATCGGCCTGAGGTTGCGTTTCCAGCGTTAACGCGTGACATTGCTACAGGTACTCAGACGCTTGGCGGTGCAGCGGCGTTTACCGTTGCACAGGGTACGAACGTGCTTGGCTATTTGTCTGACGTAAACGAGGCTGAACAAGGTCGCCTGTTTATGTCGCGTGACGGCGATCTAGTGTTTGACGCTCGACTAGGCACAACGCTTACACCGTCGGTAGCAGACTTTCATGACGACGGTACAAACATTCCGTACAACGGCGTAGGCATAACTTTTGAAGCCGATCAGGTAACTAACCGTGCAGTCGTACAGATACTTGGCAGTAACAATCCGCAGGTCGCTGACGACGCTGGTAGTCAAACAAAGTATTTTGTGCAGACTTACAGCATTACTAACAGTCTTTTGCATAGCGACAGCGCTGCACTCGACTTGGCAGTTTATTTGCTTGACCCTGAACCTGAGGCACGATACACGTCATTAGCCACGTCGTTTGCTTTGTTGACTAGCGCGCAACGTGACACGGTGGCCGTCATTGACGTAGGCGACACGATCACAATTGAGAAATCGTTTACGTCAGGCGTGACAACTACCGAGTTGGCACAAGAATTGGCAGTCGAGGGCATTGAGCATACGATCAGCGTCAACACCGGGCATAGCGTCACTTATTACACGTCGCCAACCGTCATCGTTTATGAGCTGATACTTGACGACTTGTCGTTTGGTATCATCAACGCAGACAACGCTCTAGGGTAAAGTAGGCAAATATGGCGATACAAACATTTACCGCAGGGCAGGTTTTAACGGCCGCGCAAATGAACAGTTTGCAGGCGAACGATTACAACCAAACTGTTAGCACCAAGACCGATAGTTACACATTAGTTGCAGCCGATAAAGGTACGCGCGTTGTGATGAACAAGGCAACTGCTACAACGATCACGGTTAATACAAGTTTGTTTAATGCGGGCGACACTTTGTTTATACAAAACATTGGTGCGGGTACTTGCACAATTACGGCTGGTACGGCAACAGTTACTACTGCAGGCTCATTGGCATTGGCACAATGGGGGGGTGGCACGCTTTATTTTACTAGTGCTAGTGCTGCTATTTTTTTTAGCGGTGGCGCACCCATTTTTGATGTTGAGGTTTTGTCAATTGCTGGCGGTGGCGGCGGGGGTGCTGGAAGCGGCGGCTATGGTGCTGGTGGCGGCGGTGGCGCTGGTGGTTACAAAAATTTTGTAAGTTTTTTTAAGAAATCAATTAGTTATCAAATTGTTGTTGGTGCTGGCGGTGCAGGTTCAACTTATAGTGGGTCAGGCAACGCGACTGCTGGTACATCGGGTTCTAATTCATCTTTTGCTGCTGGTGACGGTTCAACAACGACTACTTGTACTGGTGGCGGTGGCGGTGGCGGCGGTTCAGCAACTTCGACAAAAAATGGTTTGGCTGGTGGTGCTGGTGGCGGCGGTGGCGCAAATGCTGGGTCTGCTGGTAGTGGCACAGGTTTAGAAGGTCGGGCGGCTGGTGCGTCTGGTGGTGCGGCTGGTGGCGGTGGTGGCGGTTGTTTTGCTGAAGGTGTTATAAGTTCAGGTAATAACGGTGGTAACGGCGGCAACGGTCTTGCGTCGTCGATCACGGGCAGTTCAGTTACACGTAGCGGCGGTGGCGGTGGCGGTGCTAATGGTGTTGCTACTCAAGGTAGCGGCGGTACTGGCGGCGGCGGTACTGGCGGATTTAATGTCACGATTGGAACGAACGGCACAGCAAATACTGGTGGCGGTGGCGGCGGTGGCAACAACAGCGGTAGCGGTGGTACTGGCGGTAATGGTGGTAGCGGTATCGTAATTTTGCGTTATTTGACAACCGCGGGAACAATAACTATTGGTTCAGGTTTAACAGGTTCGACGGCAACAGACGGTTCATACACAGTCGCCAGCATTACTGCTGGCACGGGCAACGTAAGTTGGGCATAATGACTACATATTGGGCAGAACTAGACGCAAATAATGTTGTAGTACAAGTCATAACAGGCGTTGACGACCAAACTATTGAAGGCATACCTACGGGCGAATGGTACACAAATTTTGTTGGTAAACCGTGTGTGCAAACTTGGATAGACCGCGCAGACAAAACTTATGCAGGTATTGGTTACACATACAGTTACGACACACAAGATTTTACGCCGCCATATGTTGAGCCAGTTGAAGAGCCAATTGACGAGTAATAATGCAATGCGTTACGGGTTGTTTGCGCTAATACTTATGTTGACTGCTTGCGAAACAACACGCGACAACACACTTACAGTTAAGTCACGGGTCAAAAACATGGCGCTAAATAACTGCAACGTGCCTGACCGATGCGGCATAACACCATGAGCCGGCACAGATACACACCAAACGAGTTACACGCTCGAATGGTTGTAACCGTCGGCGTATTGCTCGCAGTCGTATTTGCCGTAGTTGTGATCGGTTTTGTGTACGGCCTGTTATTCATATCGCAACCTATGGAACAAGCACCAAACGACAAAGAATTTATATCGCTAATGGCAACGATTGTCACGTTTTTGTCAGGCACGTTGGCTGGCATTGTTGCGTCAAACGGCATAAAAAACAAAGCAAAAAACGATGCCGAATAGACCGTACACAATCACGCAACAACCAGTCGTTAAAGCAGCGTTGGCTGGCACAACCGAATGGGCGAAACTTTGTTGCCAACACAGCAACGGCAGTTTGTGGAACAACGGCACATTTGTCAACCGGGACATACGCAATCGACCCGGCACGATCAGCAATCACGCTCGAGGGCTGGCAATGGACTTGTCTTATCGTTGGCTAAATCAAAAAAAGTTGGGCAAACAAGACGGCCGCAAAGCGTCACTAGCGTTTATCGTCAAATGTTTAGAGAACGCCGATCATTTGGGCATACAACTTGTAATTGATTACGCGTTGCAACGGTCATGGAAATGCGATCGCGGTACATGGCAACCACTACCGTCAGTTGAGCAGGGCGATTGGTATCACATCGAGATTGACCCGCACGTAGCCAACGACGCAATGATCGCAAAACAGCGCTGGATAACGGTTTTTGGGGTATTCCCCACATCGCCACCAAAACCCGTCTAGGGTTATAGACCTACCGAGAAAGTAGGTCACTTATGACACTCATTACCAAACTTGCCGTATCGCTATTTATTAGCGTCACGTCAATATTCGTACTACACAAACCCCCAGCACCAACCCCGGCAGAAACGCAACCCGCGCCGATCACCGTATGGCAAGGGTTAGAGCCTGCAGCGCCTGTACCGCCGACCACGGCTGCTACTACGCCTATAACGCAACCTGACGCGTGTCAGACGGTGTTTGACATGGCTCGACACGTCGGCTGGGCAGAGCAAGACCTAACACAACTGGTTGCGGTTGCGTATCGTGAGAGCCGTTGCCAGCCTGACGCGTTTAACCCGCGTGACCCTAACGGCGGGTCAATAGGCGCTATGCAGTTAAATATGTTTTGGTGCAAACCGTCAAAATATTACGCAAACGGCTACTTGCAGGCCTACGGCCTGATACGCACTTGCGACGACCTATTTGACTTAGAAGACAATTTGCGGTCGGCGTTAGCAATTTTTAGATACTCAAATGGTTGGCGCGCATGGTCACTCTAAAACATTTGTTTTTAGCAAGTCTGTTAACCGCGTACACGTACCTGATAATGTCAGTCACCAACAAACGAAAGGCAAGAGATGACCGAGAACATCGACCCGAGAACTGACCCACAGTTTAAAGCACTCGTGCAAGTAATGAACGAGATTACACAAAACAAAGTGCCGATCTATAACCCGTGGGAGTTGGCGGCGCGTAGCACGTTACGCAAAATTCAACACGAAATTGACGACCGAAACGCACTAGACGACGGCGAATTAATTGACGTGCTAAACCAAACACGCATAGAAATTAAATACCTGTTGAGCATTATTAACGATCTGCACGAACGCGTCAAAGAACGCGACATTGAGATCGGTATTAAGCAACTGCGCTTGAACGAAAACGAAGTAGAAATACAGCGTTTAGAAAACATGGTGCACCGTGCTAACTAAACACGACAAAAACCGTATGCGTATTGCAATGGCCGAAAGCCAAGCAAGCGCAAACGCCAAATGGACACCCGAGCAACAAGACCGCGTTGACGCGGCGATACGCAAAATGGCACGTATGTTGCCACGTTTTACAGCCG